TTTACTGATGACATCGACGGTGATACTCGCTCCGCCTGGGACATAGGAGCGCATGAGTATGCTGCGGCTGGCGGCGCAACCCCAGAATCATTTTTAATGCTCTTAGGAGTAGGACACTAGCATGGCAGACAATATTACAGCAGACGCTGGATCGGGCGGTGCTGTTTTTGCAACCGATGATATTGATAGTGTTCATTACCCAATAACCAAACTTACGTTTGGCCCACTAGACACTCAAGTGATAGCGAGTGACGACGCCGGTAATGCTGATGGTGGTTGTCAGCGCGTTGTAATTGCCACTGATGACATTAATTTGGCGGCGATCAAAGTTTCTGCCGAGCTATTAGATAATGCCATCTCGGGCGCGGGCTACAACATCACTCAGATGGGTGGCACGAACCTATCAATGGATGAGGGGACCGTTGACGGCGGAACTCAGCGAGTTTCACTAGCCACTGATGATGATGGGGTTGCCCACTTGGCGACGGTAGCGGGTGCGGTTTACGCTGAAGATGCGGCATCTGGTGCCGCTGATCCTGGTGTTATGGTGCTTGCAAGACGCACCGACAGCCCCGCCGACACATCCGGTGCTGATCTCGATTACGAAGCCTTGCAAATGGACAACGGCAGGTTATGGGTCAGCGCAGAGATTGATTCGTCCATTGCGTTGGATGTCTCTGCTGCTACGGTGACGGTTGACCTTGGCGCAAATAATGACGTAACGATAGCGGCTGGTGCGGCGTCGATAGCAACAGCAGAAGATACCGCGAGCGCGGCTGCTGATGTTGGCGTTGCCGTGATGGCGCGAAGAACGGCCAGTCCTGCCGACACATCCGGTGCTGATCTCGATTACGAGATGTTGCAGATGGACAATGGTCGGTTGTGGGCCACCGCAGGTATTGACCAGCTTGGTGGTACTGCCATCTCAATGGATGAAGGCACGGTTGATGCAGGTTGTCAGCGCGTATCACTCGCCACCGATGACGATGGCGTAGCACACTTGGCAAACATTGCTGGTGCGACCCACGTTGATGATGCCGGGTTTACGCTTGGTACGCATCGCGGCACGATGATGATGGGCTTTGCCGGTACTCAATCGGTAAACGCCAATGATGCTGCTGCGCTAGCTTGCGAGACTGACGGCTCACTACACGTTGCGCTTGATGCCGAGACAACCAAGGTGCTTGGCTCGGTCATTCCTGCGGCAGCGGCTACCGGTGGTATGTCGTATGACATGCTTGGGATAGCAGCGGCAGATAATGACAAGGTTATCAAGGGTAGTGCCGGAACACTGTATTTCATATCCGCACAGAGCATCGATGCGACCCCGGTCTATGTGAAGCTGTTTGATGCGGCGAGCATCTCACCTGGGACCACAAGCGCCAACCTTCAGTTTATGATCCCCGCCAATGCAACCGCAGCAAATGGCGCTGGAATCGTGCTGAACTTTGGTGCGCAGGGCATTCAGTTTGGTACTGGTATTTGCGCCCTTGTTGCCACTGGATTTGCACTGGACGATAACACGGCAGTATCAGCCAATGAGGTTATCGTGACATTCGGGTTTGAGTAGATGATTCTGACGCACATAGTAATTCTGGGCTTACTCCCCGGTGCTGGTGATGGTGAAGCCGATGAGACATTCGCCGCCATTCATGGCCTATGGATATGGGACATCTTCAGTTGAGTGAGGCCGTGTTTCAAGTTCCAGATGCAACGCGATCCAGCGAGTTATATCCAGAGCCATCGGCGGTCCACAGACATTACTTGGTGATTCGTGACGCCATGAAGGCGGGCGATCATCAAACAACAGGTAACAGACAGCTAAGACTTCTAAACGGGGGCTTTGAGATCCCCATCACATTGAAACAATGCAACAGACTCTTGGAGAAATACAAGCATGATTCTTAACCCCGTAAGCGATGGTTCAATTGCGACCGGTGGAACGGGCACACTGACATTCAACAGTCGCATCCTTGGCGGGGTGCTTATCACGGCAAACGGCACCAATGATGCCACCGTAACGCTCCAATCAAATAACGCCAGTGGCTTTACCGTGTTCAAGCTCGTCACCAAGTCACCTATATTCGTGGCAGGGCCAATCAGCATCAAAGATGCGAACGATGACCCAACAAACGCCGGTTACTACTCTGTGAGTGGTACAGGTGCCGCTGCTCAGTTCTTTGAATGGGCTGAATAGCAGAATCAAGTGGATTGGGCGCTTACTCACTGGTGGCAGATAACGCTCATTGTCTTGGGCGTGTTGTTGCTCATCAGTGGCATTGTGACGACAGTCAAGGCATCAAGAGTGCAGGCTGTTGTTCACGAAGTAACCTGCGAAATTGATGATGTCAGGGTTTGCTATGACCGCATAGCGACTGCGCTACTCAAGCTGGAACAAACCATTGATGTCATGGGCGTAACCAACCTGCCCCGTGATGGCCTCCCAGAACAGATGGAAGCGTGTTGGGAAGACGTTGGAGCCAAGGGCCGGTTCTTAACCGACCTAGGCGGCATGTCCATCAGAATGCGCGAACAGATGCTTGCTGAGTTCTACGCGGCACTGAACAAACCAATGCCAACGACACCCGCTGCAGGGTCATTCAACGATGTATTGACTGACCTGGATGAGTGGCTAACCAAGCAGACCACCGAGAAAGACGATCAGTTTGTGCTGGTCCGACAACCAAAGATAGGGGAATCATTGGAGTAATACCAAATGAAGCTCTTTTTACTTTTGTTCTTGACGGGGTGTGTAACCCAGATGACAGAGGTAGAGAGGGAACAGCGCCTGTGGAAATTGCAGATAGACCGTGAGAACTGGTCGTTGTGTCAACTGGCTTATAAATCACAGAATGTTCCTATGTTACATCGTGATCATACTCATATTGGGGGCAAGACAGTGGGTGTAACCGAGAAGACGGCATTACGATCTGATTTACAGACCAATCAATGTAGACGTATTTTGGGCGATTATTGGGCAACCTACTAAATGATCAGACGATTCATCACTTGGCTTTACGAACGCTACGTACTGGTGCCAACCGAGAACGGCCTTTCTGAGATCACACAAGAACTATACGTGACCTTTGAGCCTGACCCTGAGTTTGATGCACAGATCGAGAAGAACGTCACCAAGCCGAGCCACCATTAGTGACACATCATGGCTCAGAGCAAACTAGCATCATTCATCGAATCTGTTACCAGCATAGCAATAGGGTTTTGCATATCGTTGATGGTGTGGGTGTTTGTAATCAAGCCACTGTATGGCATTGAAACAGCGTTCATGCAGAACCTCGGCATCACCGGGATATTCACCGTGTTCTCTGTTGCTAGGGCTTACACACTTAGGCGCGTGTTCACAAAGAAGTACATCCAGCGACTAATCACATGGTTGCGCAGGAGACAGGGAAATAAGGTTCGGTTATGAACAGGCGAGACATATTCAAGGGTTTATTTTGTTACATGCCTGCTGCTGCTTTTATACACAAGATCAATAATGTGTCGCGGCGTGAAAACCCTGCTCCATTAGGGACGATGGACAATCCGACCCATAATGGTTGTCCAATCAGAGCGCCCCGAGATACAGATGATGCGTCTTATGATGGTTGGTTAGACAGGCATGATGAGATGCACCTATGAGCAAGGGCAGTAAACGCAGACCAGCCATCGTTGACATCAAGACGTACAACAAGAACTACGAATTAGCGTTTGGCACGCACAGCAGCAATCACAAGCATGGCAACGAACACCAACACGTAAGAGACAGGATGTTGCTGCATCCACCCCTCAAGGATGTTCACAAGGGCCAGGGCGAACTCTAGTACCTCCATGCGTACACATTAACACATCATATGACTGTAGGCAGGGTTATTTATTCAATGAATGAAGCCCACCCCGGGGGCTGGGGGTTCCTATAGGCGGTCCCTCGTACTCCCGCGTATCGGCGAGCGCAATTCTTGAATTTTTTCAATATCAACGGCAAAGCAGCCCCTTTTTATTCAATAACTTAGGCGATCATGGCGAAAAGTAATCAAAAGCGTAACGGTCACGGCGGTAAACGTGCTGGTGCGGGCCGCAAGCCTGAGACCTTGAGTGCTTGTCAGGTAGCCGCATTTGAGAAAGCTGCTAAAGCCTTTGCAAAAGAGCATGGCAAGTCGTTGCAGGATATTGTGCTGACGATTGCATATGCCGAGAACACGCCGGACAAGGACAAGCTGGCTGCGGCGAAGTTGTATTGGGACAAGTCGGTTATCAACATTTCCGAGGGTGGCGAGACTGACAAGAATGCTGGTCCCGCCGTTTACTTACCGAAGCAGCGACCTGTTCTCAAGTCGGTATGACCTGGATACCCCACGCCGGGGCGCAGGAGGAATTTTTACAGCGGTCTGAGTTTGAGGTTTTGTTTGGTGGCGCTGCAGGTCCGGGCAAGACTGATTGCCTTGTTACGGCGATGTCGCGGGAGATTGAACACCCCCAATATCATGGCCTGATCGTTCGTCGGACGTTCCCGCAGTTGCAAGAGGTTATTGATCGTTGCCTGAATATGTACCCGCTCATGGGCGGCATTTATCGAGCGACCGATAAGCGGTGGATATTTCCGTCCGGTTCGATTATCGACCTTGGGCACATGCAGCATGAGAATGACAAGTTCAATTATCAGGGCAAGGAATACTCCAAGGTAGCGTTTGACGAGCTGACTCAGTTCACGCTCACGCAGTACTTGTATTTGCACTCCAGGGTACGGACTACGGCACAGGACTTGCTGCTGCAGGTTTTGTCGTCAACCAATCCGGGTGGTATTGGTCACAATTGGGTCAAGGACCGATTTCAGCCTACCGAGCGGGCGGGCAAGACATACCACGATCCGAAGACTGGACTATCAAGGGTATTCATTCCGGCGACGATTGAAGACAATCCGACGCTGTTTGAGAACGATGAAGAATACTTGTTGCGCCTTGAGGGCTTGCCCGAGATTGAAAAGAAGCGGCTCCGGTATGGTATCTGGGATGCGTTCGAGGGCCAGGTTTTTACCGAGCTTTCACAATCGGTTCACGGCTACGAGGATTTTGACATACCTCCCGAGTGGGAACGCTATTGCGTTTTCGATTGGGGTTTTTCAAAGCCCTTTTCTGTCGGCTGGTATGCGATGGACTATGACGGGGTTTTGCATCGTTACCGGGAATGGTACGGCTCGAAAAAGGAACACGAGGGCCAGGAAGACGGCGCTAATACCGGATTGAAAATGCAAGCGTGGGAGGTTGCTCGCGGCATTTTGGAAAGGGAGCAAGGGGAGAAAATTCGGCAGCGCATTGCTGATCCGTCGATATGGCATCCCCGTCCCGATTATCGCAAGGGCGAGTCTCGCGGCATTACGATTCACGACGATTTCACCGCCGAGGGCGTGTACTTCTTCAAGGCGGATAACGACCGTATGCACGGCAAGATGCAAGTGCATAAGCGGCTCAAGCCAGAGATTGAGATTGATCTCGAAACGGGCGAAATCGTTTCCGAACATTCAATGCTGAAGGTTGCCAATTCGTGTCATGGTTTTTGGCGCACGATGCCGATGCTGTATCACAGCGAAAAGAACAGCGACGACGTAGACACGAACCAGGAAGACCACATCTACGATGAGGTTCGCTATATGTGCATGGCGCGACCGTTGAAACCAAAGAAGGTTTTTCGCATTCCTACGGGCAGTTTTCAGGCCGAACGGACTCGGCTTATCAGGGCAAAGAAATACGCATCAAGACATGGGGTGTCAATTGAGGCCGCATACAACAGGATTCGTTGATGGCGAATAAAAAGAACGACCAACAAAAGAAATGGGAAGAACGAATCATTGCGGCCAGAAAAGCGCGTGATGAGTGGGCGGATCATTTCAAGGTTGCACTTGGCAGGGCGTACTTCGAGGGCAATGACAATCCAGGCTATCCCGAAGAAGAATGGATTTCGATCAACAAGATATACACGCACCTACAGGCGCAACTGCCAACGCTGTATTCGGTTGATCCGTATTTCTACGTCAAGGTCAAGAAGTCTTATCAGGTTGATCCTGAAGAGGAACTTGAGAGCGCCGGCCACATTGTTGAGATGGAGCGTAAGGGCAAGGTCCGTCAGTCGTACCTGAACTACCTCAAGGTAGAGCTTGAACTCAAGAGAAAGGCGCGGCTATCAATACAGGATGGTCACTTTGCTTATGGTGTGGCAAAGGTTCGCAGGGCGTCGGAGTCAAAGAAACACCCGCAGGCCGGTGAGACCATTGTTGACGGGGAAGGCAACGATGTTCTTGATCCTGAAACTCAGGCACCGCAGGTCTATCCCGATGTCATACCCATCAATGAGCGGTACGAGCTAAATCGAATTCACCCCGACGACTTTGTTTGGGATGCTGATTCTGGCCCACTGGAAGACGATTGGAACTGGGTTGCACAGCACACATCCATGACCAAGGCGAAGGCGCTCAAAGACGGGCGCTTCAAGAAAGCTGACATTGAGAAGATCAAGGGCCGCAGGGTCAAGGATAACGAGCAGGAGAACAAGAGTTTCTTCTCCGTGACCAGCGGCGCATCTGATGATGAAGACGAGATTATTGATTTCTGGGAAATCTACAATCTTGAAGAAAAGAACTGGCTGGTTATAGCGGAGGGTGCCGAGAAGGTATTGATTAAGCCCAAGCCGACACCACCGGGCATTGAGGGTCATCCGTTCGCGATCTTGCGCTTTACGCTTCGTGATAGATCGCCGTATCCGATACCCCCGGTATTTCCGGCGCTTGATCCACAGAAGGAACTGTCCCTTTCCAGGTCTCGAATACTGACCCACAGAAAACGGTTTAACCGCAAGTACGAGGTCGATGTTAACAAACTGGAAGACCCAGAGACCGAGATTTCTAAACTGGAATCGGGTGATGACGGCACGATTATTCGTGTAATGGCGCAAGGGGCGGTTGCCCCGATCAAGGACGCGCCACTCGATCAGCAAAATCTGCTTGAGGTTCGTGCATTAGTAGATGACGTTACCGAAGCGTTTGGCGCACCGGGGGCGGCTAGGGGCGTGGCCGATGCAGATAGTGCAACTGAGGCGGGCATTCTTGAGAAGCGGTTACAGCTTCGAGAGGGCGACAGGCTGAGTGAGGTTGTTGATTTTGTAACGACCATTGCCCGTAAGTTAGATCAGCTTGTGAAGTTCCACATCTCCGGTGATGAGGCCGTGAAGATTACCGGCCCGCAGGGTGATGTATGGGCGCACATCTCTGAAAAAGATTACGAGGACATTGAGGGCGAGTTTCAATACTCGGTCAATGTCGGTGCTACACAACAGCAATTGCCAGAAATAGAACGCTCACAGTGGATTGCGTTTTTGTCGCAAGTCGTTGTGCCGTTCCCGCACATTCTGACCAAGCCGTCTGTCATGCGGCGTATTGCCGAGATGTTCCACATTGAAGACGAGGCGGCGCTTGCCGAGTTCAAGGAGTTGGGCGAGTCGATTCTATCCGGTGCTGTACCGGCTCCGGGTCAACAGGGCGGCGGGCCATCGAACAATCCGGTTGCTGCAGCATTGGGTCAGGCGTTCGGACCGAGTGGCGGTAACGTCAACGGTGGAGGGGCGGGAAATGCTTGATCCTCGTTTGGCAAGAGTTGGGCAACGCGTACCTACCGGGAACGTCACTCGGCAACCCGGTGTTAAGTCTAGCCATGAGATGACGGGGCAGGAGAGATTCAAGAAGAACCGAAGCAGTCCGTTGCATCGCGCTATTGAGATTGCGACCAAACTTATGGCGACGATTGCTTTGGGTAAGGGCTTGTTTGGTGGTGGTGGTGGTGGCACTACAAATAGTCCATTGGGCGGTATGCAAACAGCAGACAGTGGTTCGTTTGGTGGTGGTGGTTTTTCGTTTCTGGATCAGTTCAAAAGCCAGCAACCGAGTCTGAGTGGTGGAAGTTCCGGTAGTCAACCCGCTGATGACAGTCTGATTGAAATGATGCTGGAGCTTCAGCGGCAGGCCGAGGAACGGCGTATGGAAGAAGAGCGGCAGCGGGCGAGAGGGTTGTAATGTTGTACGAGTACAGGTGCCAGAACAAAGACTGTGGTGAGATCACTGAGGCATATCGTTCTATCGAGAACCGGGACGATGCACCTGAGTGTTCACATTGCGGCGCATGGACCAGGAAGATTATCTCGGTGAATTACCGAGTACATCCCGACTTTGAACCCTATTACGACGATAACCTTGAGACCGGCATCAAATCCAAACAACACCGCAAGAAGGTCATGGAAGAGCAGGGCGTAACCGAGGCATACGGAAAGGGCTGGACATGAAAATCTGCGACCGATGTAACGAAGCAACTGAATCAACCCAAGAAGTCCACATACCGATTGAGGACTCTTGGTTTGATTTGTGTGATCGACACATGCAGGAACTCATGGAGTTTCTGACCACGAAAGAAAAACCAAAGCGAAAGCGGAGGATTCTAAACAAGGATTCAGCGAAAGCTGCATAGCACCGCCACTCGGCGGTGTTTTTACATGGGCGGTAGGAGTCCCAAAATGATGTGGAGAAAAAGATGGGACCCGAAGCAAGTGAAGGACAAGTTGAGCCTACATCCGAAGCCGGACAAGTAGACAAGACACCCCAAGCGAGCGAAGGACAATCCGTTACCTCTAATCAGACAACCGGTAAAGGATCTGAGGCTGAGGCTATAGAGTCGTTTTTCGACCCGAAATCAATCGAAGACAAACCCGAGCTACAAGCTGCATACAAGCAGATGCAAGGTGAGTTCACCAAGCGTTTGCAGGGTTTCAAATCGCATCAAGCAAAGATTGACGCTTACGATGCGTTTGAACGCGATCCGAAAGGAACGATAGAGCAGCTATCAAAGCAATACGGTTATCAGTTCGTTCAGTCAGACCCGAAAGGCGAAGACGATTGGCAACCAAAGACCTGGGATGACGTTATGACGCGGGCAACAGAAATCGCCCGCCAAGAACTCAGACAGGAATTTGCACCGCTAACGAACGAGGTTCAAGACCTCAAGCGCAGGAACGTGGAGTCCCATCTGGACGCCGAACATCCTGACTGGCGCACTTACGAAAGCAGAATGGTTGACACGCTAAAGGCACATCCGTCTATGGCGACCGACCCCGATCTTTTGTATCGAACATCTGTGCCGCCAGAGTTGCTTGAACAAAGGGCCACGAAAGCCGCGATTGCCAAGCTGAAAGGCGAGGGTGCGTCTGGTGAGGTTTCGGGAAATAAAACGACATCTGTACCCACAACCACGGAGCCAACCGGGCCACTCAGTTTACAAGAAGCGGTGAAATTCGCGAAAACGAAACTCGCCGCCCAAGGAATTGCTAGGCCCGTTGGAGACTAATTCAACGAGGAAAAATAAATGGCGACAATAGGCGACACAGGCGCCCCTAGTACAAACACCGTTTATTACGATGCTCTGTTATCCACGACTCTTGACGCTTATGTTGGGAGTGGATCGCTGTTCGACGCGATCTTCAAGGACAGTGCATTCCTCACGCTCCTGCGGATGAAAGATTCTGTCATCAAGCAGGACGGAGGGGAGCGCATTCGCGTTCCGTTAATGTACGGCAAGAACGACACCATCAAGTCGTATTCGGGTTATGAAACGCTCGATACGACACCACAAGATGGTGTTACCACGGCGTTCTACGATTGGCGAGAGATTGGTGGCACCATCTCCATCTCACGCAAAGAGGAACGTCAAAACTCAGGCGAGGCCAGAAAGATTGCGCTCCTGGAGAGCAAGATCAAGCAGGCCAAGATGAGCATGACTGAGGCGTTAAGCCAGCAGATCGTGCAAGGAACAGTCAGTTCCAGCACCTTCGTTCCTGGCAATACTGCCAAAGACCTGAACCCATTAGGTTATTTCTTGCGTAAGGATGTCTCAACCGACCCGACCACGGGCGGTAATGTAGGCAACCTCGCATCAAGCAATACTTGGTGGAGAGCTAAGTCTGCGGCATTTGGCGGTTCATCCGAAACGGGCGGCGTATCTGTTCCTACCGTAACCACGTACAAGGGCATGGTTGTTGCTTTGCGGCGACTCTATAACTATTGCTCGAAGGGTACGGGCGGCTCACCAGATATGGCGCTGTTCGATCAAATTTCATATGAAACGTATGAAAACGCACTTGATGAAAAGGTCCGTTATTCCAACACCAAGTTGGCGGACATGGGCTTTGACAACATCAAGCTGCGTGGAGCAACGTGCGTATGGGACGAGCAGGTTCCCGATCTCGAAACAGGAACGACAGCCATAACAAAAGGCACCTGTTTCATGCTCAATTCCAACTTCTACCATCTGATAATTGACTCGGAGACGGACGTAGTAACAACGCCGTTCGTCGAACCGGAGAACCAGACGGCGAAGACCGCGAAGATTCTGTTCATGGGTAATACCGGCGTCAGCAACTTGCGCAAGCATGGTGTTGGCTACGAAATCCTGCAGACAATCGTAGCGTAATTCTTAACAAAACGGGGCGGATAGGGCGTCTGTCAGTCACAAAAGGGAAAGACAGATGTTATTCAAACGTATATCGCGTTCAACGGCGGAGACAGTTTTTATCGTCGTCAAGAACGTTTCGGGGTCGACGATCACCGCCGACTATTCTTGTGTTTTCGACGTTTCCTCCAGTGTCGACGGCGTTCGCGTCACGCAAGCATCTTCGACTGATCTACAGGCATATGCCGGTGTTGCGGATAGCGACATCGCCAACAGTGCCTATGGTTTGGTTCAGGCATTTGGCTATCGTTCCAGCGTTTACCTGTGGAGTTCCACCGGTTCAAGTGCTGCTGGCGATAACCTTGTTGTAACTGCTGATAAGTGGGGAGTAACACCCGCAGCGACGGCAGGCACGGCTAAATCGTTTGGCTTCTTGTGTGAGGCTGTTTCAGCTTCTTCAAGTTCTGCTTACAACGTATCGGCCAAGGCGTTCATTCGGGCGCTGTAATCTGTATTGGGGGCCGCAAGGCCCCCTTTCTTTGATAGGGAATGAATATGCGGATTTTGTTTGTTGACAAAACAACGCAGCTTAAAACCGTACATGATCTGGAAACGAAAGCGCGGGGCGGCATGGTTGCCTCGCTCTTTCATGTATCGGATTACCTCGCATCTCAGGGCCATGACGTAACGGTTCTCAGTGATATTGAAAGCACTGGCGTTACCAAAGCGAAAGTAAAGTGGTTGCATGAGGCATGGGGTGAGTATGACTGCCTCATAGCGAATCGCGGTGTTGGTGAGGGCTATCCCGAAATAAGGGCCAAGTCCCGAGTTTTGTGGACGCATGACTTGCCACACAACGGGTTTATTCCTGATCCCAAGGTGATGGGTGCGTTCGATTGCACGGTGTTCATGTCGCGCTATGCGGAAGCTGTGTGGCGACTCTTTTACCGGACCATTGGTAAGTCGGTATTCATTCCGAACGGTGTGGACAAGTCTATTTTCTATCCACGCCAGAAGTTCCTGAATACGATGATTTACGCATCGGCACCAAACCGTGGTCTGGACAACTTACCGCTGATTCTTGATTCAGTGCGTTCGCGCATGGGTAAGGGTGGCTGGAAGTACGTTCTAAATGCGTACAGTAGCCTATCGAAGCTGCACCCAGGCGAGGGTACTGACTCATTCGATTACCAGCCGATTGAAGAAAGCAGCGTTGATTTACACGATCCGCTGCCACAAGCCGATTTTGCAAACAAACTGGGACAGGCGGGATTGATGATCCTCCCGTCAGGGTATCCAGAGATTTGCTCAAACTCGGTACTTCAGGCACTTGCAAGCGGTACTCCGGTGATCACGACCGGGTGGCTAGGCGCGACCGGGGAATGGGTCAAGCACCGCAAGAACGGAATGCTCACCATTTCACTTCCCCATGACTACATGGTGCATCTGGTGGAGATGGTGCGTAACGCTGTACGTGTCCTGGAATCAGAAAAGCTGCATCGAAAGCTGATTAAGGGCGCTATACGGACGAAGGTTTTTGACTGGAACGAGATAGGGGCGAAATGGGAAAAGATGCTCCTCAAGATAATGTAAGTGAGGATCATATTCATAGATGGGACCACCAGCCTTGAGTCTGTTCACGACCTGGAGACCAGGGGGCGCGGCGGTATAGTTACATCACTGTTCAAGGTGAGTGACTACCTTGCCAATGCGGGCCATGATGTAACGGTTCATAGCGATATTAAACACATGGGCGTTACCGATGCCGGGGTCAAGTGGAACGATGAAGTCTGGGGCGAGTACGACGCGCTAATAACGAACCGTAGTGTTGGTTTTGGTTATCTCAACATTCGGGCAAAGAAACGGATTTTGTGGACGCATGACTTACCGCATCATGGGTTTATTCCAGATCCGAAAGTGATGGGCGCGTTCGACCGCGTTGTGTTTCTTTCGAGGTACGCAGAAGGGATCTGGCGCACATTTTACCCGACAATTGGCAAATCTGAATTTATAACGAATGGAGTAGACAAGGGTATTTTCTATCCTCGATCCAAGGACATGGGCAGGATGATATACCTATCTGCCCCGAATCGGGGCCTTGAGAAATTACCGGTGATTCTTGATTTGTTGAGGTCACGCGTTAGTGATGAACTTGAGCTTGATGCCTACAGCAATCTGGCTAAATTGCATCCGGGCGAGGGTACTGACGCATTCGATTACAAGTCGGTTGATGATAGTGGCGTAACACTGTGCGACCCGGTTACGTCTGACGTATTGGCGGACAGACTTGGTAGGGCGGCGTTAATGATATTGCCGTCTGCCTACCCGGAGACTTGCGGCAATGCCATGTTGCAGTCTTTGGTATGTGGCACCCCGGTCATTACAACGGGCAATCTGGGCGCAGCGCCGGAATGGATTAAGCACGGCAAGAACGGAATGCTAACTAAATATGTGCCACATGATTACGTTGTCCACACTGAGGAGATTGCGCGCAACGCGGAGAGCGTTCTGAGCAGTCCGAAGCTATACGCGAAATTGGTTCGCGGCGCTCTACGGACGAAGGTTTTAACGTGGCCGGAAGTTGGCCGCAAGTGGGAGAAATTACTAACCAAGATAGGAGGTTAAGATGCCGTGGGGCATATCACACAAGCACAAGTTCATTTTCATTCACATTCCGAAAACTGCGGGTACGACAATCTGCAGTAGTTGGGAGGGTTCGCTACTCAAAGAGGTTTGCAGGGAAACAGGGGTTTTAGGCGGCACTCACAAGAGCGCCCTTCAGCTTCAAGAGATGTTCCCGAAACAATGGGACAGCTACTACAAGTTCACGGTAGTGCGAAACCCATACGACCGCTTTGTCAGCAAGTACTTTTTCAAGCAGTTGAATCCTCGCGAGGACTTTGGCATTGCTTGGAGCGATAAGGAGATGGAGGGGTTATTGCCCCAAATGTACTGGATAACAGACCGGCACGATTACTTTCTGCCGGTTACTCAGTACGACAGGCCGGATATTCATTTTGGCAATGTCATCGTTGACAAGATATGTCGGTACGAAAACCTGCAGGAAGATTTGCTAGAGGTTTTCGATCATCTCGGCTTAGACATTTCCGATGACGTATTCCCGCATTTTCGGCAAACGAGAATGATGGGGACATACCAAAGGTACTTCACGCCAGAGTTTAAGGGGCTGGTCACATACCTTTTCAGGGAAGACCTGAAGCGGCTGGACTACTCCTGGGAGGATAGGGCAAATGACTGAACAGGTATTGCTAAACCTTGGTTGTGGCTTTACGAAATTGGATGACCATATCAATGTGGACGCGTTCGAGAATTGCGAGCCGGACATTGTTCACGACTTGAACCAATTTCCATATCCGTGGGCGGATGAATCGGTAGACGGAATCATACTGTCTCACACGCTGGAGCATCTTGACGATTGGTGGGCGGCATTCTGCGAGTGCGCAAGGATACTGAAACCCGGCGGTGGGTTTGTTATTCGCGTTCCAGACGAATCAAGCACATCGGCATTGACTTATCGGGACCACAATCACGTTTTCTCGCCGCACAGTTTTCACGGCATCCACGGTAGAACCGGATGGGGCAATAACGCATGGGCCGAGCTTCAGAATGAAACGGTGCCGCTTGTATTGACTCAGTACAACCTGGTTCCGTTTAAGCAGTACTACTGGATGACGCGCTGGCCGTTTCGGTGGTTGTTGCTGTTTTGCCACGCGCATTTGCGTAATTTTATTTGGGAGCAGCGGTTTGAGTTTTTGAAGGTGAGCAAGGATGCGCCCGTTGTTCAGGTCGAGATAGGAGATGGGAAATGAACGAGGTTATGTTTTACCGGTGCCTGCTTTGTCGCAGCGTTGTATCGCAATGGGACATTCCAGCGCACAATGGCTGTCACAAGTGCGGCGGCGTAAGGATTAGCCCAACCAATCTATCGTGGTGGGAAAAGATCGCTCAGATAATCAAGCATCCGCTTGTATGGAGATGGAATGAATCTATACAAACCGACGCTTGAGGATCGCGCCAAGTACAAGGACATGTCCGTTGTTATTGCGGTGCCTTGCAAGGACAACGAATCGCCGATCAAGTTCGCCAAAGAACTGGTCAACATGGTGGCATATTCGTGGATGAACGGCCTGAAGGTCTACCAGATGGGCTGTACCGAAAGGATGATCGTCCATTGGGCGCGTAACGACCTTGCAAAGATGTGCAGGGACCACATCAACGAATATACGGGCGAGAAATTCACGCACATTCTCTGGCTTGACGACGACCATTTGTTCTCGCCGGATGCGCTATGTGCATTGGCCCGTCATAGCGAGTTAGATGTTGTGTCTGGTTTGTACTACGGACGCCAAAAGCCGCTACCGGTCGCATACGTCAAAGACACGAATGACGACAAGTACAAGCATTACCCGCTGATCGTGGTTCCGCCAACGCTGTGTGAAGTTGATGCGGTTGGTTTCGGTGCGGTGTTAATGCGCCGGGAAATACTGGATCGACTTGAGGAACCGTGGTTTGCCTTTAATCGGGCGGGCGAGGACATTTATTTCTGCGTTCATGCCAAAGAGCAGGGCGTGAAAATACATCTGGATGGCTCGGTTCAGCTTGGGCACATCGGCGATTATTCGGTGATAACCCACCTGGATTATGAGAAATATCTGGCAGAAAACAAAGAACTATATTCCGACCGCATAAAGGTCGGGCTTGGAGGAAAAGAAGCATGAGTTTGAACGCATGGCAAACCGGGAAGTTGCGGCAGGTATTTTATCCCGCAGGCATACACGCAAATGGGGAAGCCCGTTACTCACGATGCAATTATGACATCTTGAGGTGGAAGGAGCCGGGGGCAACGGTTGCGCAGGAGTATGTAGTTTCTCCGACCGCCGATTCGTTTCTGAACGGCGTACACATCAACGATATCGCGCTCTTAGATGAGGGCTTGTCGCAATACTACGGATTCTATGACTTGATGCCCGAGTTGGTTGAGCCACACCGCACAGTCGGTGATGGCGACAGCGTATTCGACTTGCATTTCTTCGGCCCCGTATAAGGCTTTCGGGCGCACCCAAACTGGCTAATGCCGTGACCCTTCAGCCCTATCCTGCGGGGAGTAGGGGTGTGCCCGATCTATTATGAATACCTTAGAGCGCCGAGTATTGCAACTGGTGGGGGATAACCCCGACAGCCCCGATGTGTTCTTGGATACGGATGCTGGCATGGCACCCGTGCGAGACAGCATCAATGATGCTATTCAGGAAATCGTGATGCTGACGGGTGGGCAGAAGCGCACCTACTTCATACCGTTACGGCAGGAACAGGCATTTTATCGGTTCCGGCTCAATTACGGTTATCTGGGCTGGATGACGGATGTTTGGCTGGTCAACCTGCAGAAGCGATTGGAGCAAACGGATCTGATTCGGTTAAGTCGTCACGACCCGCGATGGATGGTGGCGAAAGCCGAACCCGATGCTTATTTTCCGATTGGTGATGAGTTGATTGGCGTCTATCCGAAACCGTCTGGAAGTTCTGATGCCCTTGAGATTACCTTTGTGGAAATCCCGAAGGCGTATGAAAGCGGTGATGATCGCGTCAAGCTGAAATCCGACTTTGAAGATGCTGCAGTTCACTTTGCCGTGTCTGAGTATTGGGCATCAAGGGGCGATGCGGTTGAGGCGAAAAAGCACTGGGCGAAATATCTCAGGGCACTGGGCATTAGAAACCAGTACACCGCAACCCCACATCATGCACCGACGCTGGAAACGACCAAGGAAGTTGGTCCCGTGGAGACAGCATGAGTTGGGGTGATGAACTTGTCAAAATCAGGCGCTTGCTGAGAGACCCGGATGCGGGTATCTGGACAAATGATTACCTGCTGAACATCTACAACAACATCCAAAGAGACTTTCAGCACCGGACATCGGTACTTGAGGATGTGGCGGCGCAGCGTGTTCCAGGTTTGTATCATTTTGCGTACATGCACGATTGGGAATACCGGTACTTGCCAACGAAGTACTCGCAGTTCTATCAATGCCTGAATCGGCACGATGAGGCCGTTTTCTGTCATCGGTGGGAGCCGCAGATAGTCACTGGTATTACATCTGACGTTAGCGACTTTGGGCTGCATTTCACGCAGCCATTTGAGGCGTTCATGGGGCAAACCCCAGGTGAGACTGTTCGTATGCGATTCCCGGCGAACATGCGCAACCTGAAGTTTATTGCCTATGACGAAGAACCCATAGGCGTTACGACGAAAAAGAAAGTGCAGACGCGAGACGCATCCTATCTGACAACAGAGGGCCGTCCGTTTGCGTTCTACCCAACATCAGACCTTGATGATAGTTACGTACTTTACCCAAGGCCGTCAACGTCCTTTGTGGACGAACTGAGTGGCGAGGGCGTTGCGTTCTATGCCGATGATGATACAGAGGACGTAACGACCGGCACGATTGCAACCCGCACGGGTGATGTTGCCTCCGACAACATTGGTGCGGCGGTGGATATTGTCGGGACTGTGGATAACGTCTTTATCGTCTATGACGTAACGCCAACCGAGATTACAACGACCTCAGATGAGGGTGATTACCCTGAGTTCCTGAAAAAGTATATCCGCTATGGTGTTGTGGGTCAGGCGTATGGCGGCAACACAGACGGCAGAATCCCAAGCCTTTCCGCGTACTGGAATGCCAGGTTTGAGGTTGGCGTTGAACACACAAGGCGGTTTGTCAGGAACAAACGACAAGACCGCGACTACCGCTTGACGGCACATGCAACTCCAGTTTCGAGGCGTAAGCATCCGAGACTGCCAAGCGCCTACCCGGACGTTCAGCCATGAAGTTCAACCCGACCGGAACACTGAATGTTGCGGTAGATGCCAGTGATATTCGAGATGGCGATCTTGTTCGCTGCAAGAACATGCGCATTGACCAGCAGGGGCAAGCGAAGACCCGCGATGGCTCTACAAAGCTAAATGCTTCGGCTATCAACACGGCAATGTGGTGGTTGGAGGAAATGGATGGTAGCCGCTATGCGTTTTCCGGCACTGACATTTACGAAGACGAGTCAAGTATTGAATCGAGCGTAACTAGCGCCCAATGGTCGGCAATCAAGTACAACTCGTTCAACGACACAACCAAGCAGATATTTGCGCTGAATGGCACAGACCGCAAGCGGATCACATCCGGTGCGGTAAATGAGTGGGGCATTGCTGCACCAACTGTTGCGCCGACGCTGGATGTTGGTGGCGGTGCGGGTTTGACGGGTCAGTACAACGCCAAGTACACGTATGTGCGAAAGGTTGGGAGCGCAATCGTTGCTGAAAGCGATCCATCACCCGCCGCAGATAGCGCACAGGTTCTATCGGACCAGTCATTGACGGTTGGTATAACCCAACCATCAGATACTCAAGTGACGCATATACGGCTTTATCGAACGCTTGCTGGCGGTTCGATTTACTACTTTGACATCGAGCTTACGGCAGGCATTACGCTGACCCACGGTTATTC